TCACTTGTATGTTTATAATTTTAATGGAAAAGTAAGTCCGCGGCATGGGTTTATAAAGAATGGTTGATCATATGAAACCATCGCTTAGACCAAAAAGTGCTCAGGTGTTTTCACACAGCCTGAGCGAGGAGCGGACATAATAAGTCTCGCTATTGTTTATAGCGGCGCTGATTAGATGCGGGATGTCGTATGAGGGCTGCTTCAGGGCGTATTGGGCGTCGGACTAGCTCTCCTCCGCAGTTCGGACAATGACCATCAAGCTGCTGATTCACGCAATCAATGCAAAATGTGCATTCGAATGAGCAGATGTACGCTCCATTTGATTCTGGGGGCAGGTCTCTGTCACAGCATTCGCAGTTAGGGCGAAGTTCAAGCATGGGGTTCTCCTGTTATTAAGGGCGTATTATTAGATAAATCGAGTGTTATCTACTTAAATCGTCTTCGGTCGTTATACTTAACTTTCGATAGATAAGCATGGTCTAAAAGCTCTAAAGATCAAAAGATTGAACTATCTATTCGTGACGTCCGCATCTGGCTCGGAGCGGACTGTCAGATTAGACCCAACTGGTTCATACGCTGCATCGGATCACCAGCAATCTTGAGATTCTGAGAGCGGAAGGCTGGGTAGCTCCTGACTTCTGCTAACCGTTAAATATCCAGGCCATCAAGTCGTGATATTTTTATCTACCGATCACACCTCAACTGGCTGGATAATCCGCTGCTCCTCCTCCGGGGTTACCTGGATCTCGTGTTCGGTCTCAAATCCTCCCATCAGGTGCACCATCAGGACAAATTTCATGTAACGTCGCATTGATTAAAGTAGACAATTCTTCTGACATCAGCGGCGGCATTGAGGGTATCTATCCCCTGCTCTCCGCAAGCCCGGCAGGTTGGTCAATCCCCGGGACACGGCGATGCGTCAGACGGTACCGGCAGTAAGTCGAATAGCCACACTAAAGGGCAGCGATGAGCGAAGAACGGACATTCAACTTCAAAAATACTCTCCGTTTTTTTATGCTAAAGTATTGTATCGATTTCACGTAGGGTACCGTTTCCGATGTAAAGATTTTCTCTTTTAACAGTGCTTATTTTCCGCGTTGCCGTGGGCTGCGTGGGCTTCTGTTATTTAAGATGAGAATCTTTCTGTATGAACACGTTACTGTTTGCGCTTATTGGTGCGCTTCGCAGCCATCGCTGGCTTCGTTTCCTTGGGGTTGCCTATATCCTGTCATCGCTGGGCAATGGGCTTACTCAGGTCATTATTTTCGGTCAGCTTTTACACTGGCATGCTTCTCCTGCGACACTTACCATCGTGTACATGTTGTCGATGCTGCCCAGCTTTATTGGCAGCATCTGGGGCGAGAAACTGTGTAAGAAGACATCACTACTTCGAATCCTGATTTTTACCGAGATATCTGGTCTGCTTGCGCTTGTTTTTCCCTTGTATGGTTCGCTGTATCATAACGTGCCGGCGCTACTGGTCGTGCAGTGTATCGAAGCGCTACTCAGCGGCATAAGTTACCCGGCGCTGACGTTGTTGTTCAAACGTGGATTGCGCCACGATGAACTCCCAGCTGCAACGGCTATGGAAACCATCATTTTTGCCTCACAGGTGTTGTTGGGGACCGGACTGGGTGTTCTTCTGTTTGACCGGATTGCTGCGCAGCATCTGCTTGCCATTGATGCCCTTAGTTTTACGGCATCTACGATTCTGCTTATGATGTCTGCCGCTGCTTTTTGCGGAGCAGAACGTTGGCCAACAGAGGCTACGCCGGTCAGACAGAAATCCCTCTGGCGCGTCATTTCACCCTTGCAAAAAAGAAGCATTTTGTTGTTACCTGCGCTTGCCGCTGTGGGATCTCCCGCGATGGCGCTTTTACCTGCACTGGCACAAGAAATAAGACCTGAAGATTCTGCCGGGCTGGCCTTGCCGCTACTATTTGCACGAAGTCTTGGACAGCTTTGCGGGCCGCTGATGCTGGATGCCAGTAAATTGCAGCAGTATGCCGTTAATAACAGGTTGTTGCTGACCTGTCTGAGTTTATTTATTGGAAGCTATTTTTTATTACCGCTATCTGCCGGATATCCATACACCGGACTGGTTCTTATCTTCAGTGCGCATATGGCATCGAATATTGTATTTGCTTTGGGTACGTTTGGTATTTTGAGGAACTTCCCGCAGACACAGGTTGCAAAAGCCAGTGCGATGTCATGGCGTGTGCAGGTAATGACCGCCACTGTTTTCACCGGTATAACCAGTACAGTGGCGCAATACTTCGGCGCATTTTATGCACTTTATTGTATGTCGCTGTTCAGTCTCGGAGCTGTCGGAGTTTTGCTCTGGTTAAACAGGGCGAGGGCACTAAATAAAGTGAACCTGCGCCTTCGAGAGTAAAGGGAGTTGCTGCTCATTATATAAGCTAGCTAACCGGGTTGGCATAGTTGCTATGGGCGGTGCATCTTGCAGTACGTAACTAATATAATCAACCTGTCTGTCGACCATTGGTTGGCAGATTTTTATCGCAAAACGACTGCTTTTGGTACGAAGCGGATATCTTCCGGTTTAGGGGCCATGTTTCACTTTGACATCAGAAAAACCACTCTAACCATGATGGCATCGTGATTTATGCAGCCTCCCGAGCCTGACACATCTCAGATAAGTTCGCCCTCACTAGCACCTCAGCAAACGGCGGAGGGACGGCATTGCCACATCTCGCCACCTGCTTATCTTTGGCGTATTTCACGCCGCGGTAGTCTTGGTCGATGATGTACCACTCGGGGAAACCCTGCGCGCGATAGAGCTCGCGCGGCTGCAGCATACGCATCCCGATATCAACAATGCGATACGTTACGCCGTCGATTTCCACCAGCCCGGTGCAGCCCTCCCCGCAGTATTCCTGCAGGAACGCCAGTACCTGCTGCGCGCGCTCTTCGTTGTAGTCCTCTACCGCCAGGGTCGTTTTAACCTCTCCCACATGCTGGCCGCCGGCGGTGATGGTCGGCATAGGTTCGTCAGCGCGTTGGCCGTCACGGCAGGTTCCACGCAGCTTGACCAGGTGAGAAGCAACAACCGCGTGGTGATTGCCTGTCGTAACAGTATGCGCCGGGGACTCTACAGAACCGCCGGGATGACCTGTGTTGTTTACCATAAGGTGTGCCGCTACGACCGCATGATGATCAACCGTCGTCACCGAGTGAGTTGGCTCATCCAGCCCCACGCCAGCGCCCTGATAATTCCCGCCGTAGTGTTTCGCCAGGAACGCGCTCACCGTCGCGAATTTGTTTCCACCTGCGGTAACGGTACCCAGCGGATTATTCAGGTTCAGTACGCGCGGCTCCTGTCCGGGGCGTTCCCCATATCCCATCTGGATTAGAGTCGGCGTTACCAGTTGCGATTTACCACCACCGCCAGCGGTAATCGTTGCGCTGGGTTCGTCAGCGCGATGGCCGATGCTGGCACCGAACTGCCGGGCTATTACCGGCGCAACCAGGCAGGCTCGCGATTGCTTCAGGATAGTGTGAGCTGGCTTATCCATAGGGCGCGGTTTTGCCTGGTACTCGCTGCCACCATTACCAGCCAGGAACGGTGCCAGCGCTGCCTCAACGATGCCCAGCGCATGACCATTACCGCCCGGGCGTTTTGACGTGCCGGCGGTCACCGTCGGTACCGGCTCGGTGACTGGCTGCCCGGTGGCGCCGGTGCGGAATTTTGTCAGGTGTGGCACCGCCACCCCAAAGCCGTGGGTTTTGGTAATCGTCTGCAGCGGATCCGCCAGCGACTGCCCCCGGAAACAGTCATATTTTCCTTTGGTCGTAGTGTGGTTGCATTTCACGATGAACGGCGAAGCGCTGTCGATAACGAACCGCTGTATGCCGCGGGCAATACGTTTGAGCGTGTTCTCTGCCAACGGCTTTTTACGGCCGAATATGCTCGGCGCGGGGATAGACCAGTCTATGCATTCCGCAGCTGTGCGCCACGGCGCCAGTTTGCCAGCCAGCACTGCTGGTGATTTCGGATCCCCGTGGGTGGCTTCCGGCCACACTATCGGCTGCCCGTCTCGGCGCATAACCATGAAGAAGCGTTTTCGTATTGTCGGTGCGCCGTAGTCACAGGCGCGTAGTTCGCGATACTCAACTGTGTACCCCAGGCCTTTTACCAGCCGGGCGGCATCCTCACTATCAAGCGAAATATTCAGAAAATCGCAGCACTCCACCAGCGCCGGATGGTCTGCAGGAATTCCGGTAGTCAGCATGCCGACAAATGCCTGGAATGTTTCCCCGACGCGTTCCGGGTCTGGCCGCATCTCAGCCGCCAGCAGCGGCCCCCACGTTTTAAACTCTTCGACGTTTTCCAGCATCATCACACGTGGATCTACATCAAGCCCCCAGCGAAGTGTTACCCACGCCAGCCCGCGAATTGCCTTTTCAACTGGTTTAGCCCCTTTCGCTTTCGAAAAGTGGCGGCAGTCTGGCGAAAACCAGGCCAGTCCGACGCGGCGGCCGGCAGTCGCAACCTTAGGGCGAACCTCATACACAGATTCGCAATAATGCAACGTATCCGGGTGGTTCGTGGTGTGCATACCTACCGCATTGGGATCGTGGTTTATCGCAATATCCACGCTGCGCCCCATCGCCAACTCAATGCCCGTTGAAGCGCCGCCGCCACCAGCGAAGTTATCAACGATGATTTCGCTATCTCTCACGCGTATTTCTCCATGGCGCAGGCCAGCGAACGAGCCGCGGCGATAATTGACGGTACCGGCATTTTTTCCAGCCACATCCGGTTGATGTGGTGCTGCAGGCGGCGCTGGTGGTGCGCCGGGAGTCCCCCGGCGTTTTCTACTTCTGACAGGACCATCGCTACTTCAGCGGGCCATACAGTTTCAGGCACGTCCACCAGCAGAAGACTTTCCAATTCCTGAATGCGTTTGGAGGCGTACTCCAGTGAAGGATCCACTACTTCACCTCCACATCGATCCGAGCGATGGCGCAGTATCGCTCTATGGCTTCTTTCACCCATCGGCGATAAGTCATCGGATGGAATGTTTCCGTTTTTCCGGTACCGCTCCAGAATGCTTTTGAGCTCGTATCAGGCAGAGTAATGGTCAACCGTTTAACAACGTTGGTATCGTTAGCCAGAGAGTTGCCGCTGCGCGACTCGGCGTTTTTTGGTAATGAATCCAGGGCTGGCGCGGCTTTGATGGTGGTTAGCGACTCGACATGCTGGTCCTGCAACTTTTCGTTGCTCCTGCAGTTATTCGATACTCCTGCACTTTTTTGGAGTTCCTGCAGCATGTCGGCGCGGCAGGCATTCCAGCCAACTGCATATGAAGCATAAGTACCGCGCAAACCAAGCCGCTCAGCTTCTGCGGCTATCTCGAATACTTCAGGCGCACTTGCCGAAGTAATTTCATTAGGCACTACTGGCTGCGCGTGGCGATAGAGTACGTCACCTTCTTCAACGTCACCTTCTATCGCTACTACGTATAGCGGGCGGTCGTACCCGTTCAATTTTTGAATCACCTCAGCCACTGGCTCGCTGTCCATTGCGGCCAACAACTGACGCATTCCTGCAAGAGCCATATCAAGATACACGGATTGTAGACCGCGGCTAATTAGCTCCTCCAGACCTTCAATCGTATCTTCTGCCTGCTCTCTGGTTAATTTGCTGGTCATTGGTTGGCCCTCACCCATCCCTTCGTTGTGCTGCGGATTTTTCCAGCTTTACGTAGTGCCTGGAGTCGGCGATCGAGAATGCGAAAGGGTTCTGGCTTACTCTCTTCCTTCGCAATGCGGCTGCATTCTTCTGCTACATCTCTGACGTAAAGCTTGGAAAAAGGCGTTGGGTGACCACCAATTTTGTTCATTATTTTTGAGTCAAGTAATTCATATTTGGTCATTGGCTGGCTCCTTCTGCTGCCCGGTTCACTATCACGCCGTCATGAATTTCGTTTAGATGCCCTCTCAGCTCCATCCTGCGCAGGGCTGAAAGCATGTAATCGCATTCGACCTGCTTATTGCCGGTGAATGGCTTATCCTCTGCGCTTCCCCAGCAACAGTTTCCCTGTGGCCATCCGTGAACCTTTCGAACCTTTCCATTAACCACATGTAGCAAACCCCAGCCAGACGGAAGGTCTTCGACAGAGATAATCCCCGGCTCGCTGATAAAGAACCGCCAGTCACCCATGCCAAGCTCGGGGCGTAGTCGGAAACGTTTTTTCCTGTCTGCGAGCAGGTCGGCGCGTGAGCACTTAGCCTCTATCAGACAGGAAGCGAAATTCCTGAACCCCATCGCGTCTGGCTGTTCACCGGTGCTGGTTACAGCAACAAAGCGATCGTGAAAGCAGACTTTGAAGCCGTTCCGCTTAAGGAATTGATAGGCTATCTGGCAAAGCTCATCGTGTGTCAGTGCCATCTACTCAGCCTCCCATTTGATGCCTGATTCATCCAGTGCTGCGTTAACTTCTGCTTCCGGGTATGCGTATATTGCGCGATGCGCATCAGTGCTATCTCTGCGATGCAAAACGCTAATAGGCTTCGGCAGTTTCACGGTGCGGGACTCCAGCTCGGCGATGCGCTTTTCAGCCGCATCCAAGTCTTCCCCTAATTTCTGTGCCATCTGGAACCAGTTAGCGCGCTGCTCTTCTTTAAGCTCCAGCGCTTCTACCAAAGTGAGAACATTATCGGGGCATACCGTAAGCTGGTATTCATTGAGCGTAGAGATCCGAGTATCAAACGGCATTACTGGCGCTTCCCCTGCATATTTCGCTTTTTCTGCCGCCGCTTTTATCTCCTGGGTAAATCTGGTGATATCAGTCATGGCTGGCCTCCTCGAATAACACATCACCCTCAATACCGCCGACCTGATAAACGATCGAACCATCTTCCCGATATTCCATCGGCGCAGCGCTCCATCCTTCTCCTTTGGGATCGTCATCGTCGCCAACTTGAACAAAACCGCCAGCAACTACACGGGCCGGATACATTTCGCCCTCAGTCCAGTATCCCTCGGTATCTTTTATGCATTTGATTTTCATGCTTGAACTCTCCCGTATCCCGGATATGGTTTTTCTCCAACAAATGCATCAAGGGCTGAAATGTCTTCAGGATTTTTGACGGCATATTCAACAGGCTGATCGTCATACGTTGTGCGGTTTTTCTGGACCTTCCAGCCGCCAGGCGTATAAGAGCAACGGCGGAACTTTACACCATCACCGCCAGTTACGTACCAGACTTGAAAGAACCCTGTGCGCTGTCCGCTATAAGAGCCTCCCTGTTGTTTTTCAGCGCCTTCAGCGACGAAACGCCATTTACGTTGTTTGCTCATTTGTCGGCTCCCTTATCTTTCCGATGACTGAATCTCTGAAGGTCAAAATCAATGGTCGCCCGCTGGTCGCGGAACAATCCAAGCCGCCCGTAGCGGATGACCTTTCCGGTTCTGACTGCTGCCTGGAAATATCGACCTGCAGTATCCCGGCACATGCGTAATTCCGTGCAGGCTTCTTTCACCGTCAGGCGCCCTTTCTCGCGGGTTAGTTCGATAATCGCCTGGACGCAGGCTTGTTTTTGTTCACGTGATTTGTTAGCCATGGTTACGCCCTCTCCCAAGGCCAAACTTCGCGCGGATTTCAGCGATTTTGTTTAAGCCCTGCTCGTTACTCAGCGGACGTCCGCCCAACTTTGGGATTTGCTTAACAGGCTCGGGGATATCTTCACCGGTCTTGATGCGGCGAATCATGCGCAAAAGTTCCTCGGATGCTTTGCGGCGTAATTCGGAGTCGCTTAATCCCTTTGCGCGCATATCGATATACAGACCGGTCACCATCCAGTAGCAGGCTTTATGTTTCAGCGTTATCGGTTCGATTTTGTGTTCAGGCCATGGGTACGACTCAGCGTCCGGATACTGACCGCGGGTCCGGCAATACTGGTAAACCATATCAACCAGCTCACTCGCGTCTGGCAGGCCTACCGTTACCGCCTCCTCAGAACGACACCAGGCAACAAACTGACCAGGTGATGGCATAAACGGTTTTTCCTGTTTGCGGGCAACACGCATCCCGGCGTTAATCTGCTCTACCGTGGTGATGCCGTTCTCCTTGAACGCCAGGAGCCACTGGCGACGCATCTCGTTGAGGTCTTCCGCTGATTTGTTGGCCAGCGCCGGGAATACCGCGAGCAGCAGGCGAAACAGTTCGTTGAATACCTCAGCCGTCTTTGTCGCCTGATGTGCAAAGCTCTGCGCATCGTGCATTTCAGGCATGCCGGCGGCGATACGTTGGAAGTTCTTCCGATCGAAGTTATGCATGCTTTCTGCGATAGATTTCATTCAAGTACCCCGTCGATCCAGTCGGTATTGTCCAGCGCACTGGCGCCTGATGTGGTTTTTGATGAAGCTGGGCTGCGCAGGCGCTTAGTCGTCAGTTGATCCCATTGCTTGCGTAGTTTTGATGGGCTGAGAATGTTTTTTTGCCAGAAATCGTCTTCATTGGCCCACTTGAACAGTTCGCAGATTTCGTAATGGCTGCGTTTGTCCTGCATGCGCATCAGACGGATGGTATTTGCCCATTCAACCCAGTTCGGTTCTGAGAGTGAGGCATTCACGGTGAGGGCTTTATCGAAAATCCATCGCGCGGCTTTGAGGTCGTCAGCTGTTCCCCAGGATTTTCCCGCAGGGGTATAAATCCCATCGGCCGCTTCTGGATGACGAGAGAGAAACTCTTGAGATTTCTCGTTTCGGGATTCTTCAGAATTCCGAGACGAAGAAGATCTTTTACTATTGTTCTTGTTCTTGTATTGGGTGTCTCCCGTTTCCGGGAAATGTTTTCCCGTTTTCGGCAACACTTTTCCCGATTCCGGGAAGAGTTTTCCCGTTTTCGGTTTGTCTAAAATCCACTCAGATAGCTCGGTATTTATACCGACAATTTTCATCACTCCCTGCTTATGAGCGAAGATAATTTTCCGCTCCGCGAGAGATTTGATTGTGTCGGAAATATGCGACTCTCCGAGGTCTGTCAGCTCAGCAATTACCGTGTTTGTCACTCGGTCCTGCTTCTTGTTCCATCCATAGGTAAGCCAGATTACAGCCTCAAGACACTGCCACTCACGACCAGACATCCGCAGACGCGGCTTGAGCTTCTGTATCTCGTTTGCGATCTTGGTATACCCGTTAGCCAGGTCGGCCATTTGACCTCCCGAACGCTCGGTTTTAATCGGAAAATTGATAACTTCAGCGGTATTTGACATACTCACTCCGTGAACTAAGAGCCTTTTTTTCACACCCCGAAGACCGGCTGTGTTCGAGCACAACGGTCTTCACCCTTTCAGAACAACCCAGCCTGATTGCTGCCCTTTCGCACGGAGCGCTTTGCTTCCCGGCGTTCAGCTGTGCTTGTCTGCTTCTCTGCCCATAACTTTGCGTGTCGCATAACATCGTCAAACATTCCCCCTTTTCGGCTTGCCTGTGACATCCGCTTGTACATATCGACCGCCTGGTATGCCCCCCCCCCTGAGCCACTGCCTGCGTGAAGCCCTGGCGAAGCAGTTCCTCGCGGACATTCTTCTCGATGAACTCGATGTGATTCATGGATACCCCGCTTACATCACGCCCAGCATTGAGCTCACGATTGTCATCAGCGTTCCTGTCTGCTCAGGCATCAGCCTGAACAGCGAAGCTATCCCCTCGCTAACCTCCTTCAATTTCTGGTGCTCCGGCGCGTTCAGCATCACAGCCTGCTTTGCTTCGGCGCACTCTTTAATTGCTGAAGACAGGCGCGACAAAACATCGTCATGAGGAACCAGCCGGTTGCGGTATTCCAGCGGGAGAACGGCCATGATTGCCGGCGAAAGAAGACGCACATACTCGCGGTATTTATCCGACTCGACCTGGTTATCCAGATAGCGGAATAATTTCTGCCGGGCACGGCTGAGGTCTTCGGGAAATTCGATCCCGTCACCGCCCTGCTGGCGCCACTCTTCAATGATGTATGCGGAAACAACATCCTGACCTGCAACTGATGCCCAGGCGCGAACGGCAGAACGAATGCCGTCATGATCTGCCACTCTCAGCTGATTTCGCTTTATCAGAGCTCCAGCGTTGAATCCGGTATTTTGTTGAAAGGAAAGTGTTTGCATGGTCAGCCTTCCTGGTTTGGTAGGCCGTCGGTCGGGTTTGGGTACGCCTCAGGATCAATTTCATGAGGTGTTACTTCCCAGCCAAGAAAACGGCATAACGGGATAATGCGTTTTTGAGGGACGCCATTCTCATAAATCCATTTACCTACAGCCTGGCCACTGATACCAAAGTGTTTTCCAATACAGGCACGAGAAGCCGCCTTACTGATTTTTTGTTGTGTCTCTTTGTTCATGTGCTCTCCTTTGTTTGTTGGATCGAAGCATACATGACGAAAGTTTATGTTTCAAGAAACGAAAGTTATTGTTTTAGTGCTGAGTGAAACCGTAGGTTGTAAAATGCACTTATGAATGAGATTACTTACCCGGTATTTGCCAAAAGAATTCAACAAGTCATGACTGAAAACGGCTGGAACAAATCCGATCTAGCCAAAAGAGTCATGCTTTCGCACACTGCTGTGCAAAATTGGGCTAAAGGGAAAAGTGTTGCTAGTGGTGAAAGGTTAAAGCGACTTGCTGCTGCAACAGGAAAACCAGAACACTGGTTCTTTCTTCCTTCAGATGAAACAGAAGGCGAGAGTATTCAGATGTTATCTTCTAATCGGGAACTGGATGATAAAGAGTTGGTAATGCTAACACTCTTCAACCAGTTGCCTGAGGCCGAAAAACTACGACTCATTCTCCACACTAAAGGCGTATTGCACGATATTGAACTGCTCAAGAACGATGTTTATGACCTCATAAACAATCAAAAAAAGTAAAACTGTAAACTCGTTCTATCAATGGCACCTTCGCGGTGTCATTTTTTTTGCCCTCAAACGAAATAAATACTTTCATCCTCACTTTACAAGCGAAACTTTATGTTGCATTATTTATCCATCGACAACAAACGCATTGTTGTCAGGTGGTAAACGTTCCGCTGGCCGGCGACAAGGCAGAGGTTGAAATGAGTAAGCAAGGCATCAGAGCCCTGATCATTTCGGCAGTTATAGGGTTCATCTTCTGGGTTTTATTCATCATATGCATCGCGGGGGTTATCTATGGTTAATCCAGTTCCAAACAGCGGTCGCGCAATACCAATGCGTAATCCGCGCACCGGCGCGCCCTGGTCTGTTTCATACGACCATGTTCGCAAAACCTATTTCCATGAACCGCAGGGAAATCTGCGCTTTATCCGTCAGCCCTTTTACTCAAGGGAGCTTGCGCCCTATCTCGTTCCGGCAGGTACCCACTAATGAGCACAATGTTCGCTCTGGTGATAACCGTCGGCATGCTCATTGGCGGTAATCAGGATGTTTTGCTGGGTGTTTATGACAGCGAGAAAGAATGCAAGGAAGCCGCAGTTGAGCAAGGTGTAAAAGGCGAATGCCTTCCATTGAAAGGCGTTCTGGCTGAACATCCCGCCGGATTCACCGCGCAGATGTAGGAGGCGTTATGCAGAAACGATGTGCGTATTGCCGCAAGGCACTGGAGGAAGGAAAAGTTGTGAAGATGACCATTCTCATCATTCACGGCACGCAGTTAGTACCACGTGAAAGAACGTATTGCTCGAAACGTTGTGGCGAATACGACGCCATGGCCAACGAGGCCTAACGTAAAACCCGCCGAAGCGGGCTGTACGTCCGGTGCCACCGACCAAAGTTACACCGGAAATTACCAAAACCAATGAACACCCAATGGGCGCTATCAATGGCCCAGGGATTCTAACACCCAAAATTGAGGCTATCACATGGAATATTTTTATCTGGTAAAGGCAACTCAAAAATCGGGTAAAGCCGATGCCATTATCTGGCGTTCCGCAAAATCTGAAGCTCGCGCGCAGCTGCAGTTAGACGTTGATCTGGAAGATGCAGAAATCGAAACCGGGCGCGGCAAAGACTACCTGAAACCAATTCGGACCGATTTCCCGGTATTTAATGACCTTCCCGCTGAAGGTGTTCTGGATTTTGAATGGTGCAAGCGCTATCAGCTCGGCGACGACCAGCGCACCTGGCAGGTTATCCCTGGGGCTGTTACTGATTCATCCACCGCTGTTGAAGGTGAGATCGTTAACGATGATTCAGACGATAACGATTCTGCTGCTTCCGACGATGCGGTTTCAGGCGATGAAAACTCCCTCTACAACCTCGCAGAAATGCCATTTCGCATTCAACTGCTGGCACAGCACATGGCAGAAGAAGGCCACGTTTATCACATCAGCATCCCGCATCGCGGCCGCCTTTCCGCCATGGAAATGGATACAGATAATTCAGCCATTCAGGACCTGATTCTTTCAACAGAGAACGAACCTGAAATTAAGAAATTCGATATGCCTTCTCTGTGGAAATACACCAGCGCCTGTAAAAAAGTATTCCCGGAAGGCAAACGGCATGAGCTCGGCAAACGCATTGAATTTGCAAAGTTGTGGGTTAAGACAGCTTATGTTGATCGCAGCATTCTCGTAAAAGAATGGGCTTCCGGTAATCGCATTACCTCAATACAACGCACTGACGCCGGGACTAATGCCGGGGGCGGAAACAAAACAGACCGCAACCCGGATTATGTCCACACACTGGATACCCTGGATCAAGAAATCGCACTGGCAACAGTGCCGATGGATTTCGATATCTACAATTTCCCGGCATCTATTCACCGCCGGGCCAAAGAGATCGTCCAGAAGAAAGAAAGTCCGTTCAAGGAATGGTCGGCTGCCCTGCGCAAAACCCCTGGCATCCTGGATTATTCGCGTGCGGCGATTTTTGCACTGATCAGGGAAGCATCCAGCGGAATAACTCCTTTTCCAAATCGGTTGCGTGGCTACATCAACGCAAATCTGACTGAGCATAAACATGACGCCCCTTCCCCTGAAACGCTTGCCAAGGCAGGACATATTTCATCTGCCGCCGTCACTCTGGACGCTGTGAAAAAGGCTATCGATGGAGATGAAGATGTGCCTGACCTGGAAACTCTCCCAGCTGACTTTCAGGTAATTGGCACCGAACTGGTGAAAGAAGCTCAAAAGAAACGCCCTGACGCTAATCAGGTTCTGGCCGCCGAACGTGGCGAATATGTCGAAGGCATCAGTGACCCCACGGATCCGAAGTGGATAACCGAAGACCTGACCAAGCCCAAACAGCCTGAAGTTTCAAACATGGGCAATGGTGTTTTTTCGATTGATGATCTGATGGATAGCCAGACATCACCAACACCAGCACTTTCTATCGTGGACCAGGCGCGCCAGCGCGCTGCAGAAGAAAAATTACATCCAGCTAATTCCGGGGAAACCACCAGCAATGTGCAGATGGAAACGGCTCAGCCGGTCGAAGACGAAAATGATAATGCGGTATCAGCAGGCGAAGGCGCTGATGAGCCTCCTGCGCAAACAACTGCCGTGAACATGAGCAAAATACTGGCTGAACGCTGCCCGGATCTTACCGCCGAAGTGCTGAAAAGCCAGGTTTCCGAAAGTGCTCATAGCGATGAAGAGGAAGGGACTGAACAAGCAGCGCCAGTATGGCCGGAGTATTTCGAGCCAGGTCGATATGAAGGCGTGCCAAATGAGGTCTACCACGCCGCTAATGGTATCAGCTCCACGATGGTTAAAGATGCGCGGGTTTCGCTGATGTATTTCGAGGCGCGCCACGTATCCAAAACTATCCAGAAGGTACGCTCCCCTGTTCTGGATATGGGCAATCTGGTGCATGCACTGGCACTGCAGCCGGACGACATGGATAAAGAGTTCAGCGTCGAGCCCGAAATCCCGGAAGGTGCATTCACCACCACCGCTACGATCCGCGCCTTTATCGACGAGCACAACGCCAGCCTGCCGCCGCTGTTGAGCGCGGACGATATCAAAGCATTACTGGATGCACATAACGCCACCCTGCCCGCGCCGTTCCCGCTTGGGGTATCCGTTGACGAATCCTATGCGTCATATGAGCAACTCCCGGAAGAGTTCCAGCGCATCGAGAATGGGACTAAGCATACCGCCACGGCGATGAAAGCCTGCATCAAAGAATACAACGCCACCCTGCCCGCGCCGGTTAAAACCAGCGGCAGCCGCGACGTATTGCTGGAACAGCTGGCAATCATTAACCCTGACCTGGTCGCACAGGAAGCCCAGAAGCCGCAACCACTGAAAGTCTCCGGTACCAAAACGGATCTCATTCAGGTTGTGAAATCTGTTAAGCCGGATGCCGTGTTTGCCGACGAACTGCTGGATGCCTGGCGCGAGAACCCGGAAGGAAAAGTGCTGGTTACCCGTCAGCAGCTTAGTACTGCGCTGGCCATTCAGAAAGCACTCCTGAATCACCCGACCGCCGGTAAGCTACTGACCCACCCGAGCCGCGCCGTCGAAGTGAGCTATTTCGGTATTGATGAAGAAACCGGGCTGGAAATCCGCGTGCGCCCCGATCTTGAGATCGACATGGGAGGCCTGCGCATTGGTGCCGACCTGAAAACCATCAGCATGTGGAACATCAAGCAGGAAGGCCTGCGCGCGAAACTGCACCGGGAAATCACCGAACGCGATTACCACCTGAGCGCGGCTATGTACTGCGAAACCGCAGCGCTGGATCAGTTCTTCTGGATTTTCGTCAACAAAGACGAGAACTACCACTGGATCGCCATCATTGAGGCGTCTAGCGAACTGCTGGAACTCGGCATGCTGGAATACCGCAAAGCAATGCGCGCGATCGCGAACGGTTTTGACACTGGCGAATGGCCGGCGCCAATCACTGAGGATTACGCCGAAGAACTCAACGATTTTGATGTGCGCCGTCTCGAAGCGCTGCGCGTACAGGCATAAGGGGATAGACGATGGAAAACACCAATATTGTTACCACTGAGCAACAGGCTCCAAATACCATTTCTGCCAGTAACGCCATCTTCAACGTGCAGGCGCTCGGCCAGCTAACGGCATTTGCAAACCTGATGGCAGATTCTCAGGTGACGGTACCTGCACACCTCGCGGGGAAACCAGCCGATTGCATGGCGATCGTTATGCAGGCAATGCAATGGGGCATGAATCCCTACGCAGTAGCGCAAAAAACGCATCTGGTAAACGGTGTGCTTGGGTATGAAGCCCAATTGGTCAATGCGGTAATCGCCAGCTCAAGCGCCATTCATGGCCGCTTTCACTATCGTTACGGCGGCGACTGGGAGCGCTGCACCAGGACTCAAGAGGTCACCCGGGAAAAGCACGGCAAAAACGGGAAATACAATGTCACCGAGCGTGTACGAGGCTGGACAGATGAGGACGAAATCGGGTTATTCGTCCAGGTCGGCGCGATTCTGCGCGGTGAATCAGAAATCACCTGGGGGGAGCCACTTTATCTCTCTGGAGTCGTCACACGTAATTCTCCTTTGTGGGTTTCTAACCCGAAACAGCAAATCGCTTATCTGGGCGTCAAATACTGGGCGCGGCTGTATTGCCCGGAAGTCATCCTGGGTGTTTACAGCCCGGATGAAGTTGAACAAAGACCCGAGCGAGAAATAAACCCGGCGCCGGCGCAAAGAATGTCTGTGGCAGAGATCACCAGCGGAACAGACATCACCACCAGCGCGCAGGATTCAGCTCTCAATATTGATTCCCTGGCAGATGATTTCCGTGACCGCATTGAGCGCGCCGAATCGGTCGATGCAGCAAAAGCCATCAGGGCGGATCTGGATAAAGAGAAAGCTGTGTTGGGTACTGTTCTTTTCACCGAGCTGAAAGGTAAAGCCGTGCAGCGTTATTTCATGGTAGACGCCCGAAACAAAGTTGAGGCCGCCATAAATTCACTCCCTAACCCGGGGGATCAGGAAGCCGAAACTTTATTCGCGAAGGCAGAAAGCACCCTGACCTCATCGCGCCGCCACCTCGGTGATGAACTGTATGACCAGTTCCGCATCACCCTTGACGACATGAAACCGGAATACGTGGGCTAAGGGAGGCGGGAGGGTTCGCCCTCCCGGTAACGATATGACGAAAATTACTGAACGCGGAATGATATTTAACGGGGAAATGGTACGGGCGATCCTGGAAGGCCGGAAGACGCAGACGCGGCGGATTGTTAAAGGGGCTGACGGCGCCGTGAAGTTCTGCAAGGAATGGGACATCAACGGAGAAGAAATTTTCGTTGTTCTCGGCGAAAAAGACCACACAGGAATGAATCCTGTTTTGGGTGCTATCTCATGCCCGCTTGGTGCTGTAGGCGATCGCATCTGGGTGCGTGAAACGTGGGGAGTCGTCAGCCACGAACTGGATGAGGATGGTCGAATCCAATCATGGACTCCAGATCGGCCTGCTACAGCCATTCACGAAATGCCGTTTGGCAATGGCTATTACTCTGGCCACGCCATTTATGCAGCTGATGGTGATTTTACCTGGGGTGATGAGGATGGTTATGAAGATGGTCGTTCGTGCTGGAAACCCTCCATTCATATGCCGAGAGCAGCCAGCCGCATTCTGCTGGAAATCACCGATGTGCGCGTGGAGCGATTAAACGCTATCAGCAAAGAGGATGCAGCAGCTGAAGGCGTGTCCCAGTTTCGCAGCGGGTTCTGGAAACATTACCAACCGTGCTGGACTCAACACCAGCTTAGCGCCTGGGGCTCTTTCGTTACTCTCTGGAAATCCATCTACGGCGAAGAATCTTGGAATTCCAATCCATTGGTTTGGGTTATCGAGTTCAAGCACGTAGAAGGTGGTGCAGCATGAGTCTTAAACATCGATTACCTGAGCTGGAAGACAGCATCGACCCTGCGGCATTGCGCGCGGCCGCTGACGAATATTCGGATCTGCTTCTGACTTTGTGCTTGTGCATGAAGATTGCTGGCCCCACTCGGGCGAATGTACGCGCCTGCGCCACTGAACTGAAGAAGCGCCTGACGAGCTGGCATAGCCAGAAGGAGCTCAACGCGATTCTGTCCAGTTGGGATCCCGTTGGTTATGTTCTAGGCCTCCGCCGTGAAGCTAACGACAACGCGCGAGCAGATGGCGATCCGGTTGATGTATTTGTGTGAGGTGGATATGCGACTGATAAACCGAAGCAAGCAATCACCGCTGGGCCGCCAGGCTTGTGATGCCGCACTGGCAAAACACGTTGAGCTTTATGGCGATTATGGGCGCCAGAAAACAAAGCGGACCTACACCGTGATCGTCCATGGTTCAAAAATCACTGTAGAGATTGTTAATCGTAAATCCAGTTATGTGGCTACCGCCATGAACTGCGCGCGCAGGTTGCGTCATTTACCGGGCCAGTTCTCCTGATATCGGAATATCACCCTATCGGGCTTTGATGGCTCATATTAATCAAACTGGAGGTTTACATGGGACAGCTCGTTAGCTTAGAAGACTGGGCTTCCGGTCCTAATGGGTTTAAGCATCCGCCATCCAGAGCGTCGCTGCACAGAATTGCAAAAACGGGACAAACAATCCCGAGGGCGCTAAAGCTTGGTCGGCGATGGGTTATAGATGAAGATGCAAAATTCATAGGCCTAATCACATCGCCGGTTCTACCACCCCGCATGCCGAAAGCGGTTAAGACGCTAATGGAGCGAGTAATTAATGGCAGCCAGACCACGTAATCACAAAGTTAATATTCCAAATCTTTATTGCAAATTGGATAAACGTAACAGCAAAACTTACTGGCAATACCGGCACCCTTTAACCGGTCAGTTTATCGGGTTTGGCACTGATCAGGATGCGGCCAGTCAGGCCGCAACTGAACTTAATCGCCTGCTGGCACAACAGGAAACGGCTCAGTCGTTTGCCCTCATAGATATGGTGAATCATAAAAAAGTTAATTCAAAAAAATCCATACGGATGCGGGTATGGATAGACCGTTATCTGAAGATACAAGAGGAGCGACTAAGTGATAACGAAATAAAGATTAATACGCTCAAATCGAGAAAGACATGCGTCGGTGTTCTTGCACAACGTATGCCTGATGTTGGGATACAGGAAGTAACCACGAAAATGCTTGCGACCATTACCGACGAATATAAAGCCAAAGGTAAAGCACGAATGGCACAAACGCTTCGTAGCGTCTGGATCGATTTGTTCAGGGAGGCACAACATGCGGGCGAAGTTGAGCCAGGATACAACCCGGCACTGGCTACCAGAAAAGTCGTTGCTCGAGTTATCCGCTCTCGACTGAATTTTGAAATGTGGCAAGCGATCTTTGAAGCGGCCAGCAATATGGCCCCTTACGTTCAAAACTCCATGCTGTTGGCGATAGTCACCGGACAAAGGCGCGGTGATCTCGCCAAAATGAAGTTCTCAGATGTTTGGGACGGATACCTACACGTTAAGCAGCAAAAGACAGGTGTGAAACTTGCTATTCCACTCAGTTTGCGCAGTGAGATGCTGGACATTAGCCTGGCACAAGTGATCAAACGCTGTAGGGATCGGGTTGTTAGCCCATGGCTTCTTCACCACGTAACGTCCAGTGGGAAAGTAAAAGCCAGCGATCAGGTTGGCGAGAACAGCCTTAGCGTTTCCTTCAAACTCGCAGTGGATAGCACTAACCTTTCCGTTGAAAGAGGGAAAACAATGCCTACTTTCCATGAGCAGCGCTCACTGGCCGAACGTCTGTATGAGGCACAGGGAATCAACACCCAACAGCTGTTAGGGCACTCATCAGAAAAAATGACCGCGCAGTATCACAACGATCGGGGTCTAGATTGGGTGAAAGTGAAGGTGTAACTACGTGAAAAATTGGGCCATACCCCCATGCAAATTTAGCAAAATTTAAAGATTTATTTTGGGGAAAAGTTTTGGAGGGATTTTGGGGAAGAAAAAATTGGATAAAAAACCGGGCGCTGCGCCCGGTCTTCTTCTACTCGTCAAAACGCTCGACTAACTCAGCCCGCGGTTTTCCAGCATCGGTTCAATCTGCGGATCGTGTCCGCGCCACTGGCGATAAAGTTCAGCTAAATCAGTGCTATTACCGCGAGACAAAATCGCTTCGCGGAAACGCTGGCCGTTTTCACGAGTTAAACCACCCTGCTCAACAAACCACTGGTAGCCGTCGTCCGCCAGCATCTGCGTCCACAGATAGGCGTAATAACCCGCGGCGTAGCCGCCGCCGAAAATATGCGAGAAGTAGCTGCTGCGATAGCGTGGCGGCACCGCGGCAAGATCCATACTCTCCGCGTGCAGGGCCGCGGCTTCAAACGCATCCACGTCCTCGGGTAGCTTATCCGCCGTCACGCTGTGCCAGCGCATATCCAGCAGCGCCGCCGCGAGCAGTTCGCTCATATCGTAGCCTTTATTAAACTTCGCCGCGCGGAACATGCTGTCGCGCAGCGCTTCCGGCATAGCTTCCCCGGTTTGATGATGCCGCGCATAGTGGGCAAACACCTGCGGCTCGCTGGCCCAATGTTCATAAATTTGCGAAGGAAACTCCACAAAATCGCGCGGGGTATTGGTTCCTGACAGGCTGGCATACTTCTGGCTGGCAAACAGGCCGTGCAGGGTATGACCAAATTCGTGGAATAAAGTGATGACCTCATCCCAGGAAAGCAGCGCGCTGTGTCCGGCTTTGGGTTTCTGATAGTTACAGACGTTGTAGATAACCGGATGCTGCGCTCGCAGGGTCGATTGTTCGACAAA